TGGTCCGACAGATCAAAACCAAAATGGACGACCCACGCAAAAACCCTCCGGTTTGCGCGGTAGTCCGTGACCCGCGTTGGCTGGCGCAATATGCTCAAAATTTCCATGGTACCAAGATCCTAAGCCATAAGGATATCGATGCGCAGCTGCATAACCCAAGTGGATTGTGCCGCATCTTCGAAACCAACTAAGCCACCAAAAACACAAAAGAAAAGAGAGCGCAATGAAAACCCTAAGAGATCTCATGGCGAACACAAGCAAAACAAAAAAGAAGAGCACGCCCAAAGTAGGTGGGTGGATACTTTACGAGGGCCCGTCTCAATTAGATGGGAAGCCCGTCGCGTCGTCGTGATAGCCACGCGTGGAAGCAAGAATTCTAAAACGGGTGATATGGTTCAAACTTGGATCCTTAGATCTGACGTGAAACCAACCGAAGCCGTAAAAACTGGAGAGGATGAAAGCATCTGCGGGGACTGCCCCCACCGTCACTTCCTTTCTGGCGCGTGTTATGTTCAACCGTTCCAGGCGCCTAGATCTGTATGGGAAAAATACAAGCGGGGTGGCTATAGACACGCGACGGAAAGCGATTTTACCGAGCTTAAAGAAATGAAGGTAAGAGCCGGATCTTATGGGGACCCTTCTGCGGTACCGCTTTGGGTTTGGGTGTCGTGCGGCGTGTCAACGGGATATTCGCGACAGTGGCGGAATTTCACGGAACAATCACATTATTTAATGGCAAGCGTTATTTCAATCCGAGAGAAACGGGAGGCTAACGCGCTAGGGTTCAGGACGTTTCGCATGGCAAGCCCCGAAAGCCCTGTTGATCATGATGAAATAATTTGTCCTAGCGCTAGTGGGGTTTCATGCTTTGATTGTGGGCTATGTGCTGGATCTAGAATAGGCGCGAAAAATATTGTAATAGAGGTTCATGGGGCAAGATCTAAAAGGGCCCTCGAAATCATCCAGTAGCCAAGAGGGGGGAAGGGGGGACCTTTCCCCCTTTTCCCTTTTTCGATTTTTTGTTTAACCCTCACAAAAATCACACACCAAATTTTGAGATGGGCTCCCCGCTGTGTAAGTTAGGGGAGGTTGCACTCGCGACCTGGCGCGTTCCCATGCCAGATGGGGACAGACGAAGGTGACGATTATGATGGTGAAAATCTGCCCTATTGGGGTGGAGCCTGAAGAAGACGGAGACGGGTGGCGGGTGCAGCTTTATATTCACAGTAGTGTGGATGCTCGCTTTCTGATGGCACACTTGGGCAAAGAGCTGGCCTTATCATTTCCCCAAAGGACGCCTGCGGAGGTTCTGAATGTGATCGACAGTCACGTTGTGAACCCGGAGGATTTATAGATGGGATGGCATAGGGCTGGTGAAGCGGCCCGTTTGCTTGGTGTTTCTTCTACGGAAGCACTGCGCAAGCGTGGGCGGCGTGGAACGACGGAGCGGAAGTGGGACAGTGTCAGGGAGTGTTACGTTTACTATGTGGATGATAACAACCGGGAATCGGTGCTGGATGACATAGAGCTACTGCACAGGCAGGATGAGGAGGAGCGGACAAAGGACATTGGGCATTACGACGCCCAGCGTGATGTGTATGTGATCAAGACGGATAAGCGCAGGCCCCGCATAATCGAGGGCTGGATATATAGGCACATCCGGCAGATAGAGGGAGACCGTCTTCCCATCCAGGATTTGCGGGTAGAGGCTCCTACGAGGCTCCCGCGTCTTCGACTTAAGAGCGATGAGGACCAAGACCCGTTTGCGGTGGTTTGTACTCCGACGGATTTCCACTACGGCAAATACGGCTGGGTGGTTGAGACAGACACGGGTTACTCTCGGGATGAGGCGCGGCAGTTATTGATGGAGCGGACGGATGATTTGCTCTCTTTGATTGCGCGGTACGGGCAGCCGGAGCAGATGTATATTGGGGTTGGCAGTGATTTTTTCCACATAGACACGGACCACAATACGACCACGAAGGGGACCCCGCAGGATTCAGACGGGACGTATGCCCAGATATTTTCCGAGGGCTGCCAGCTCTTTGTGGACTTCGTGGAGATGGTGCGGTCTTTTTGCCCTAGGGTGAACTTGATGTTCATGCCGGGCAACCATGACCGGACGTCCAGCCTGGGGCTGATGACACTGCTTTCGCATATGTATAAGGACGTGGACGATGTGGCCACGAGCAATCCTTTAACGGAGCGGCAATACGTCACCTATGGGACAAGTCTCATCTGCCTGACGCATGGTGACAGTTGCCGGAGTACGGACCTGCCGGGCATCATGGCTTATGAGGCGGCAGCCGACTGGGGCACGTGCGAGCACCGGATGGTCTTCTCTGGGCATTTGCACCACCAGCAAGTCAAAGAGCACAAGGGTGTGATGCTTTATCAGATGGGGAGCCTGTCTGGGACAGACCGCTGGCACCACCGGAAGGGTTACGTGGGTAGCAGGCGGGTGCTATCTGCATACTTGATAGACAAAGAGCGCGGGTGCATCGGGCAGCTCAACGCATAAAAAAACCCCACCCGATGAATTCAGGTGGGGCCAAACACAGAAAAGAGAGAAACATGTAAAGAGAGGTCACATGCACTCGCTGTGTGCTAATAATATCCGCAGCTTCCGTCGTTTGCAACTTTTAAATAAAAACCAATGGTCCGTGTATTTTGCAATGTGTCAGGAACCTCACCTGCTGCTAGATTTCGTATGCGTCCGTAACGGCCCACCTCCTAGGTCCTAAGTAGTATTGTTTTTTCGCAAAGGGTGATTTCTCGGTCTTGCTTTTTGCTGGGCTTGGTGTCCACTGGTTTATAGGTCCGCCATCCTGCCATCTCGACGTGAGTATATGCCCAGCCGATGCCTTCTTTGGATAATGGTTTCCAGTTGCCGCCCCAGACTAGGCCGCACTTATCTACTTCATCGCCGAAGCGTCTCCAGGTAGCAACGGCCCTGGGGGATTGGCAGTCGAAGTGGAATGGGACCCATCGGGACGAACCGCCCTCGGCGTGCCACACCATGCGGCCCGTTTCGCACCGCTCGGAGTCGATTACGAAGTCTGCCCCGAAACCAAACTCATGTGGTGATTCACCAGGCTCTGCTCTGCTGGAGCCGCCTTCGAACATGAAGCGCTGCCTTTGGGCGGTGCGGCCAGTTTCCCATAGTAGGACCGGGATGTTTTTTTCATCCAGCCGGTGCCTGAGCCAGATAATTGCAGATCTAAAAGGCTCAGATAACGTTGACAGGGTAGATAGGCGCTGCTCATCCATGGGTTGCTCCTATAGGCGGCCACGCGACAAATCTTTGATGCTCTCTTTTAGCTCTTCGATTTTTTGGTTGAGGCTTTCTTCAAAGCGGTCGATGCGGTCTTCAAAAGCGTTCATGCGTTCAGTGCTCGCCTTGGTGGACTTTATCTCGTCTATCTGGTCCTTTACGCTTTCAGTTATGTCTCTCAGGTGAAGGGAGTTCTGCTCACACCTGGACCGCAGTGTCCCGAATGCAATCCCTATCAGTACCAGGCTGGCCCCGCTGCTGACGATCAAAGATATCCATGGTGTCACGAGAATGCTCCTCTTCCTTAATACTTATTATTATTAAACCATCTTGTCCGTCCCTATTGCCAGGGAAAACGTGTCGCAAGCATTGTCGGTGGCGTGGTAGTCGATGGGCTCCCCCGTGATTGGGTCCGGGCGACCGTCAAGGACGAAGCGTACCAAACGGGCTGAGATGCCAAGGCGAACGGCAATAGACAGCACACCTGTCTTTTGCTCATACAGCCTAAGTATCTCCGGGAGGTGTTTTTTTATCACCCACTCCGATGCTGGTTTCTTCTTCGTCACTCGGAACCCCACCATCAATATCGCCCCCTACTATTATCCGCATGTCACTGGTAAACCTGGGTTTATTCTCCTTCGCCCGTACTGTTTCTCCGCAGGTGTCGCACCGGAACACCTTTCCTTCTTTGTGACGCCCAATTTGTTTATAGACGTGTATGCATTTACCATTGGTTTCATATGGCATATGTTCTTATACAGTTATAACCAGCCATAAGGCAAGACAGGGGAAAACACGGTATGCAACTAAACAAGAGACAAGTATTAGAACTACAGGAAAAGCCAGAGCTTTTTATCGAGCACGTTCTCGGTGCGAAGCTTTGGGAGAAGCAGATCCAAATCGCTAACGGGCTAAAAGACCACCGCATTGTGGCTGTCCGCAGTTGCCATGGGAGTGGCAAGACTTTCCTTGCGGCGCAGCTCGCTCTATGGTGGCTTTATACAAGACCATTCTCCACCGTTATAACGACGGCCCCAACGGGTCGGCAGGTGACGGACCTTTTATGGAAGGAGATACGGAAGTCGCACAAAAGGGCGGAGCAGATAGTCGGAGGACCTGGCCTCGGTGGTGAGCTGCTTCCAAAAGCGCCCCGGCTGGTGGTGGACGATGAATGGCTGTGTGTGGGCTTTTCAACGGATGACCCCACGAGTTTCCAGGGGTGGCATAGCCCTGGCGGGATTTTGGCCATTTTCGATGAGGCCCCAGGTATCGCGCCGGATATCTGGGATGCGGCTCGCGGCGTTATCGTGGGAGAGCACGACCGCTTGATGTGCATCGGGAACCCCACGGAAGCATCCGGGCCATTCTACAATCTCTTTAAGACGGACTCCGAAAACATAGCGAAGTACCACATCAGCGCTTTCGATGTGCCCAATGTGAAGGAGGGCAAGTCGCTCATACCTGGATTATGTACCAAGGACTGGGTGGATGAACGCAGAGCTGAATGGGATGAAAGCACACCCATGTGGCAAAGCCGCGTGATGGGTAACTTCCCAGAGGCCTCTGATTCTGTGGTCGTGCCGCTGTCCTGGGCTGAAGCCGCTATGTCCAGGCACGAGAACAATAAAATAGGCAGCACCAAGAGACTGGTCATGGCTGTGGACGTCGCGAGGTTCGGGGCGGACCATACCGTATTCGCGTTTGCCAACGAGGACGGTGTAAAGGAAATCGTCCGCGCCCCAAAGGCAGACACCATGGAGACGGTCGGGCATGTTATCAAGGCCTTTAACGATAAAGGTGCGTTCCAAAATGTGGATGAAATACGGGTGGATGCGGACGGCCTGGGGGCCGGGGTCTACGATAGGCTCAAAGAACAGCTCGGGAACGTGGTGGTGGAAATGCGGGGCGGAATGAGGGCCACAGAGAACGAGCGCTACCTAAACAAGAGGGCGGAGTGGTACTTCACAGCGAGGAAGAAGTTAGATCCCAATGGCGATCACCGGGTGTTCCTCCCCAGCTCCCAAACGCTGCTCGCGCAGATAACAGCCATCCGATTTAAAATAAACTCGCGTGGTCTCCTCCAAATAGAGTCCAAAGAAGACATGAAGAAACGGGGCGTTAAGTCGCCCGATGAGGCAGACGCAGTGGTCATGGCCCTGGCGGATGAAGGCGTAAACGAGTTTTTCTTCGTATAGGCCCTTGTACAGTGTTCTGACAAAAGTAATAACAATGTTCTTCTTTTCTTGTATTTGGGATTTTTGCCCTATAGGTTAAATTCATGGCGAGTTTTCTTGACAAATGGAAAAGCTGGTTTTCTATGGGGGGAGGCTCAGGGCAAAAGGCCCTTCCTTCGCCAAACGAAGCGGGATACGGACTTATATCCTCCGCGATGCAATACGGAACGGCCCCAAGAAGAGGGAGCCCGGAGCTGCTGGCATCATATAGAACCCTACCCTGGCTTAGGTCTGTGGTGGATAGGATATCCAATGCGACCGCATCAACTAGGTGGGTGGTTATTGATGATTCTATCCCAGGGATGAAGCGGCGCTTAAGGATGGCTGGAAGCCCCGAAGAGCGCCAGAATATTATCAAGGATTATATGGTGGGCCACGCCCACCTTATTGATATGGAAAACCCCATGTCGCGTCTGCTCTGCGAGGGCAACCCGACAATGACCGGGCGGCAAATCCGGCTTTTATGCCAAACGCACCTTGAGCTAGTGGGCGAGACTTTTTTGCTCATCGAAAGAGACGCAAGTGGCACGCCGGTTGAACTGTGGAACGTCCCTCCCACCTGGGTATCTGATGTTCCGAATGGCGATAAGCCATATTACACGGTCCAGTTCCGCACCTTGGATATGACCGTAGAACCGCAGGACATGCTGTGGCTTAAGATTTGCGACCCATCGAACCCCTACAGTCGCGGCACTGGCGTCGGCGAATCCCTTGGTGATGAGCTTGATGCGGATGAGTTCGCGGCCAAGCATGTGAAGAGCTGGTTTTACAACCGCGCAACCCCAGACCTCCTTGTTGGAGTTAAGGGTGCGTCGGAAGACCAGCTAAAGGGTGCGAAAAGCTCGTGGGAGGATAACCACCGTGGGTTCAAGCGTGCATACGGATCTCATTGGCACTCGGGGGAACTGCAGGTGACGCAGCTTGGGCAAAGCTTTGCCGACCAGCAACTTGTACAGTTCCGCGAGTTCGAGCGTGATATTATTGTGAACACCTTTGGTGTGCCGCCCGAAATACTAGGTATCCTAGAGAACAGCAACAGGGCCACCATTGAGAGCGCCGATTATCTTTTTACAAAATGGGTCATTGTCCCGCGTCTTGAGTTCTGGCGTACAGAGCTGCAAAAGAACCTGGCACCGATGTTTGGTGACGACGTCATTATTGAGTACATCAACCCGGTTCCAGATGATAAGACACACGACCTTAATGTGGCTAAGGCATTTCCATTCGCTTTTACCATAAATGAAATACGCGGGATGGCATCCCACGCCCCACTCCCCGGCGAGGAAGGCGAGACGCACTGGGTGCCGCTTAACGGTGCTCTTACACCAGAGCTTAGCGAGTTGACTCCCCCTGAAGAGGCGGAGCAAGAATACCTTGAAGAGGAAGCCGATGAAGGCGAAGACGAACCTTTGGAGGAAGACTATGAGATGGCTTGATGTTTCATCAAAAAAACAGGAACTGGAAAACGCCGAGGACTACCAAAAAGAGGTGGCATCCTCAGACGGTGTGCGCAAGTTTATGGACATCTCCATAGACGGACAGGACGACGACGCTGCGGAAGAAGATGGCCTCAAGTTGTTTTTTACGATTTCCACGTCTCATGTGGACCGCGATGGTGACATCATCGACCAGGGTGGATGGGACCTAGATGAATATAAAAAGAACCCTGTCGTCCTATGGGCGCATGACTCAACTGCTCCACCAGTGGCTAGAGCAAACTCGACTTACCTTGCTCCGTCTACTGCAAAGGATGCGGACGCTGAAGCTATACACCTCATGTCCGTCGCTGAATTTCCATCCAGGGATTTATATCCTTTTGGCAATATGGTTGGACGCCTGTACAAAAACGGTTTTCTTCATGGGGCGTCAGTAGGCTTCTTGCCGGTCGAGTATGAAATCAGCAAAGATAAAGACAGAGAGGGCTTCGCCCCTATCGACTTTAAGAAGCAGCGTCTTCTTGAGTGGTCTGCGGTTCCTGTCCCAAGTAACCCTGAAGGGTTGGTCCAGGCACGCAGCGCAGGGATTGACCTGTCTCCGATGGTGACCTGGGCAGAAAAAATCCTAGACGGCGAGGGCTCCCTAGTCCTCCCCCGGCACTTGCTCGAGGAAGTTAGAAAGAACTCCTCGTCCAAGGTTTTCATCCTGGACAAGAAGTCTGGCATCCAGCTCGATATGTTCAGGGCTGAGGAGAGCTTCTCGGAGAAGGTTGAAGAGCAGGTGAAGTCTTTTACGAAAGATGCGCACGAGCACTTTACACATGATCACGACAAGCTGGAGGAAGAGTTTGGTTGCAAGGATTTCGTTCAGGATAAAACAGTTATTAGTTACCGTTCAGCGCACCCGGATGGATCTGCAAAGGCACCAGAGGATGAAGCATGGGATGGCCCGAAATATGTAGCAGAAGCAGACGTGGGTGAGCTTTATGACATGTCCACCTACTACAGTGGCGACGGGGAAGACAAAGGCGACTACAAACTGCCCCACCATAAAACCGATGGAACCGTTGTGCTCCGAGGCGTCCAGGCCGCAATGGCAGCGCTTCTCGGTGCTCGTGGGGGTGTAGACGTCCCATCGGATGAGCGCAAGGGCATCTACAACCATTTGGCTGAACATTACCGGGCATTCGACAAGGACCCGCCAGAGTTTAGAGCCGCAGTTATCGAAGAAGAAAAAGGCCATGTCACCACTGAGGAACCAGCCGAGGTGGACGCCGAAGCTCAGGAAGAGTGGCCCGGTGACGACGACGATCAGGCCGTAGAAAAACAACCAGATCTAAAACCCGACGTAAGTGGGGCAGAGGAAGCCGAGTCGCAAGACGAGGTAGAGAAAAACGATGACGATTTGCGACGATTAGCGAAGGCTACATTCGAGCGAAGAGTCTTATCTTTAACCCATGAGCTGAAGGACCTTGTCGGTCAAATCAGCAGAGGAGTAGACCGATGAGCATCGAGACTAAAGATGATGTGCAATCGATTGTGGATGAGGCTGTTGACAACACTGATGTTGTCGCGCAGCTCAAATCCCTCAAAGAGGAAGTAGAAACCCTCGCTAAAAGCAACAAAGAAAAAGCAGAACGTAAATATACGAACTCTTTTATCGGTAAGGAAGAGGCACCTATGATTAAGGGTCGAGAGCAAGAAAAGGGCATTATGGCCGCCCGCTATCTTCGTCTTTTAGCTGCAGGCAAGGGTGACCCCGAGCGTGCATCTAAGATCGCAAAAGGATGGGGCGACAACTACATGGCGAAAAGCTTAAACGAAAGTGTTTTTGCTGCCGGTGGTGCGCTCGTTCCAGAGGAGTTCATGAATGAATTGATCCCTCTGCTTCGCGCCAAGACTGTTGTGCGCTCCCTTGGAGCAACCAGCATCCCCATGAATCGTGGTTCATTGACGATGCCGTTTCAAAACGGAGCGTCAACTGCCAACTACATCGGTGAACTTCAGAACATTCCAGCTAGCCAGCCTGCTTACGGTCAACTCGCGTTGTCCGCCAAGAAGCTTGTTAACTTGGTGCCTATTTCCAATGACCTACTTCAGGATTCTTCCTTTAACGTGGATTCATTGGTTCGTGATGACATGGTTCGAACTATGTCTCTTCGTGAGGACATTGCTTTTATCCGTGATACGGGTGCTGCAAACACTCCTCGTGGTATGCGCTTTTGGGCTCCGGCTGCCAACATTCTCCCAATGACGGCTCCTGTGACCTTGGCGACTATCACTGATGATTTGTTTAACGCGATTCTCCTCCTTGAGAATGGAAACATTCCTCTGGACCGCGCTGGATGGATCATGACTCCTCGAACCAAATCCGGTTTGATGAGGCTTCGTGACTTGAATGGCAACTTTGTTTATCGGGACGAAATGCTCCGAGGACAATTGCTGGGCTTCCGCTATGAAACCACTACTCAGATTCCGAACAATCTGGGCGGCGGCGCAAATGAAAGTGAAGTTTACTTCGCAGATTTCTCTAGCTTGGTGATTGCTGAAAGCAGCCAACTTCAAGTTAGCGTCTACGAAGGCGGAGCTTTCAACGACGGTGCCGGTGTGGTCTCAGGTATTAGTACCGACCAGACTGTCATTCGAGCAATCGCACGGCACGATTTTGGCGCACGTCAGCGTGGTCAGGAAATCGCAGTCATCACCGGAGTGACCTGGGGCACCTAATAGGTAGCTTTGGATTCCAACTTTAAGGAGTAAAAGAAAATGACAAGTATCCCACATGTACACGACACTGGAGCTGCTCTCACTGCTACCAGTCTTCACAATCAGCAAGTTGATAACGCCACTGGCGCTGTGGACGGGGCTTCTCTGGATTCAATCCCGACGAACTCCCAGCAGCTTGGCTCTGCTCAGATCTATTGTTCTGGGGACGCCAATGGCAACATCGCAGGCGTTCAGGTGGCAACCCTGGCCATCACCATTCAGGATGCACCTGATGACGGTGGTGTTCCTGGTGTTTTCGCTGACGTTGCTGCTGACGTTTTAATGGGCGCGGCGGACGGGGCTGATGGCCTCCCCACTAACCCCGTTATTACATTAACAGGTGGCGGCGTTGAGGCTGACACTTTCACGATGAATCTTCCTCTTCATCGTTTGCGACGACACGTCCGGGTTGTTTCCCAGTGGACCGTGGTCGCAGGTGATACGGTGGATTATTCTTGCTCGGCACACTGTGGCGGCAACGTGATTACACCAGCGGAATAAATGAAATAGGATAAGCAAAGGGGATCAGAGATGGCGAAGACAGTATCTATTCAGTTTATTAGAAATTGCTCACCGTACAACGAAGGAGACAAGGCTGGTTTCGACCAGGCGGTCGCCGACAAGTACGTCAAGCGCGGCATAGCAAACTATGTCACTACGGCAGTGGCGCAAGCCCCTGTGGTTAAATTTCAAAGGCCTGAGTTCGATGTTGTCGAGCCGTCTGCCCCTGATGCTGAGGTAGAGGTGGACTCTGTGAAAGCAGGGCCACCGAAGCCTGCGGCGAAGAAGAAGAAAAAGAAAGCCCGAACCAGGAAAAGAGCTGAATAATGCCCTTGGCCTCGAATGCGTTGACAACCCTTCAGGATGTTAAGCTTGAGCTTGACATCTCGAGCACGGATGTGACGAACGACCGTTACCTTATGACGGTTATAAATTCGACCTCTTCTCAAATCGAGACCTTCCTAAACAGGAAGCTCGAAAGAGTAACGGCATTTGAGGAAATGGTACCGGGATACGGACTCTACAAACTTAGGGTGAGCAGAACGCCAGTCTTGACTGTCACTGCAGTCGAGATGATTCAAACGGCAACACCTCCGGTTTACTACCCATTCGACATTGACGATCTCCAAATAGAAAACCCTGAAGCGGGAATCCTTTACTACCCGGCAGGGTGGCCATGGACAGCTCCGCTCACATCAGGGACCATTGTTGCAGATCCCATTGCTGGCCAAGAATGGCCCGCAGTGAAAGTTACATATGACGCTGGCTATGATTTACCATCAGCAGCAACACCAACGCTGCCAGCAGATATCCAGCGTGCATGCACCATCGCCGTCATGACCAACTTTAGGAACCGTGGAGCAGACCGCACCATAAAGAGCGAGCACCTGATGTCCTATCAGGTCACATACGACAAAACTGGTATGGGCGAAGCCACGTTACATAAACTCTACCCGGCCTCTCCGTTTTCATCAGAAATAACTCAAATGCTAGTGCCCTATCGGCACATACCGGGGGCCTAAATGTCGTTCGCGGGGATGCTTACCCAGCAGATATCAGTGCAGGCCTACTCTGGACGGAACAGCTTTGGAGATCCGCAGTATTCTGCAACCACAAATGATCTCAAGGCCCGCGTCGAGTCCAGCATGGAAGTCATAAGAGATAAGAACGGAGAGGAAAGAGTGAGCGAGACCCAGGTTGTCACGGGTGTATCCGTTGGCCTTTATGACCGGGTGTGGCTCCCAGGCACCGACACGACTAAGGACGAAGAATCTTTGACGCCGATGAACGTCAAAACAGCCCAGACCCCAAGCGGAAGCTTGGTTATTTACCACTTGTATTTTTAGAGGAAGATATGGCTAAGTCATATGTGGACAGAAAAGAACTTGGAGAGCTAATGGACTACGTGTCTATGCTCGGAGACAAGGCTGTGTCCGCCCTGAAAAGTGAAATATACGAGGACGCGGTGAAGGTTTTCCAGGAAAGCCAAGAGCAGGTGCCGGTGCGGTCTGGTGACCTGCGGTCCTCCGGCACCCTCGAAGTGGACGAGACGCCCAATTCCACCAGGATTGAAATATCCTACGATGAGAACTATGCCATGACTGTTCATGAGAACGTCAAGCAGTATACCTTTAAGCACGGGAAGCTCAGCCATTATCTGGCCAGACCGTTTAGGGCTATCTTCGAGGCCCCTGGGTACGATGATGACCTGGCGGACAGAGTCCTCAAAAGAGCAAAGAGCGGGAAGCGAAAAACGGCTGCCAGGGGAATGAAGGGCAAGCCTGGTCCACTTGCCGATCCCAGCAAGAGTAGGCACAGCCGATGACCGTTCAGCCAGACCTCGATGTCGCAACATATTTAAGCGCGACGCTCCCCCAGCTAACAACAGGAGACAATCTGTTTGTTGGCCCCATGCGCCCGTATGCCAACACGGCACAAGGCGGCGGCATGCCGAGGAACGCTATATTCTGCATCCAGCTTGAGGGCAGAAGGCCCCAGACGTTCATGAATTGCTCCAGTGCTGGCTACCAGTGGCACGCTTTAAGGTACCCTAACGTACAGATATCCATAAGGATGGACCCGTATAAGTTTGCATACGGCAGGAACCTTGGCTTTCTCATCGTAGGGGCACTGCAGCGAAACACCTTTAATGACCTATATGTTGACTCTCAGATAAATGATGGCTCTCCCAACTATCTGGGCCAGGACGAAGATGGAGACCACCTGTGGTCCATCAACGTTGAGCTGACTTACGAGTTTTTCAACAGGTATGTTTATTTTGGCATTGGCCCAACTGGGAGCAGCGGCGCTGCCTTCATCGAGGCACTTGCCAGCAAGGACTACAGCGGCTTTCGAGATAGAACCTTCACTCTTGTTACAGGGGCGGGAGAGAAGATGTACTATGCGTTCCCAGAGTCATTTGCCGATATCGGCACATTGGCCTTCAGCACGCCTTTTTCTTTAACTTCAACCGCTACTGTAAACGGCATATTGTACAATCTGTACGAGTCGGATGCAGAAGCACTTGGATCTGTGACGGTAAACGTTACATAGCATTTTGCCTAGGAAGTGGGTTTCTGCTTTGCTAGGTTAAACTTGGGGTGTTGGTCGTCCCCCCCTGTCGGCCAGTGCAGCATTCTGCTGCCACCCCATCTTCATTACAGTAGGGGATTTTGTCCTTAGACAACTATGGGGATAGGACCCCGAAGGAGATTGAAGATGGCAGCTATAGCAGGACGTTTTGGAGAATTTTGGGCATCGTTTAACTACAGCGGAGGGCCGCCCTTAACCACATTCGAAAGCGTGACGGCGGGGGCAACATCGGGCTTAACCTTTAACAACCCAACGACGGCAACCCCGGTTATCCCCGGTATTGTCGAGCCTCTTTGTTCACTAGTGGATGTGTCTGTTTCAGGAAACGTCGACGAGCTTGAGACGACAGTTCACAATGATTGCACGTTTACAGCAGGCGCAAGTGGCGGCACTGGAGTGGCACCTACCCACGGAACGGCGAGAACCTATATCTCGAATTTCCATGATGAGACAGCAGATGTTTCCTGTAGGTACGACGAGGCAGATGAGTGTCAAGAGTATTTGCTTATCGCAGCGTTCAACAGCCTGTTGTTTCATTTTTGGTATATTCCAGATTCGTCGACATCGGTATTGTTAGGCACGCAGAAGGTTATCTGGGGAGATGCGTTCTCCACCAGTTTCAGCCCGTCAAGTCCGCTTGATGACACTACGTCGGTTGATTTTTCATTCCGTCTAAGTGGATCACAGTACGCAACCATGTCTGCAGCGGTAGACTAGGTAGGCTATTGCGTTTTCGTGGTCTGGTGTTTATCATGCACCAGGCCATGGGAACTTGCTGTGTTGGTAATATTCTCAACAGGGGGCCTGTTGGAGGTAGTGATGGGAAAGAAAAAAGTATTAGAAGAGAAAAACAAGCCAAGGGGTATCGCAAAGATTCATCTTGGTGGTCAAACTAGAACGCTCCGCTTTCGTACTGCTGAGATAGCAGCGCTTGAGGGGCGTTTTGGTTGTGGCATTACGAAGATTTTGAATGAAGAACAGATGGGTCTTCGTTTCCTTATGGAGGCACTCATGGTCGGCGTGGCGCATGAGTTCAGCGGCAAAAAAGGCAAAGAGGCCAAGCTGTCTACCGCTAAGGTGGCACGATGGATCGATGATTCAGGCGACTTTACCGAGCTTCTTCAGGTTGTCATCGAGACAATCAGTGATGGCTTGCCAATGAACGTCGAGCAATACTCTGATGATGACGACGAGGGCGACGACGAAAACCCTTTCGTCCCAAGCCAGGACACCAGCGATTCGACTTCGACGAGCTTGTAAAGATAGCCTGCGAGATCGGTCTTCATCCTGAGCAATTTTGGGGCCTGCCGGACCAGATAGGGACCGGCTTGACGTTGAAGGAGTTCAGGGTGATGGTCGAAGCGCACGAAGAAAAATCAAAGCGAGACATGGAACTCCTGGCATGGACGTGCGCCAACCTCATGAACTGTTGGGTTAAGAAGAAGATTAAACCCAAAGACCTTCTTCCTAGAAATTTCAGGAAACCTGAATCGATTGAGTCGAACGAGTATGTGCAGTCTCGGTTCCGAGATAGTCAGTCCTTGGGCGACTTCAAGGCAATGATGCGGGCGCGCCAGGAAAAAGAAGAAGAAAACATCGGCATTCCCATCGAGGAAGAAGATGATTCGGTCCTGATTGTTCTGGACCGTGAGATTGAGGACTTCCTACCTGATGAGGGGGTCTACGATGACGACTAACGCCACAATTGAAATAGTCGCCAAGGCCAATCTGAAGGCGCTCCAGCGAGTTGTCAAAACGCTGGACGCCATCGATTCACGGATGGCCCATGTTTCCCAGGCGCTGGAGAAGATGTCGTCGGGGTTCAGCAAGGCGGACGGCAAGGTCGCCAAGACCGGCAAGCAGGTCGACAAGACGAAGAAGTCGGTTAAGGGGCTAAGCGCCGCGCTGAGCGATGCGGAGAAGAACCTTCTTAAAAGCGTTTCCTCGAACCTTAAGGCCGTGCAACAGATAGACAAGGCGGCGGTCAAGGAGAGGGCCAAGCTCGCAAAGTCCAAGGCTGCGCTGGACAACAAGCTCCTCAGGGAGAAGACAGCAGCGGAGAAGAGGGCAGCCAGGGAAGCTTCAGCCCTGCGAAAGAAAGAGATCGCTGAGGAAAAGGCCGCCCACCGTAAAAAAGCAATGATGCTCAAGCAGCGCATGGCTTTGATCCGAAACAGCAACCGCGCAGAACAGGCTGCTCACAATGCCAGGAGGGCGAGACTCTCCGAAATGAGTGGGGCGCTCAGTGGTGTGAACCAGCACCTTAAGAGCCTTTCACGTGGCTTTGCGGTGATGAGCATCGCGTCAACCGCTGCAATCCTGGCCGTCACAAAGGTCTCCAAGGACTTTGAGGCATCCCTGGTTCGCTCGGCGACAGTTGCAACGGGCACAAGCAATGATTTCGAGAGCAACTTCTCTCGGATGTCGAAGTCCGCCATAGACCTAGCAAACCAGACAGAGCATACGGCAGCAGCCGTCGGCGAGGGCATGAACTTCATGGCTATGGCCGGGTTTAATGCCAGCGATATCATATCAGCGATGCCCACGGTGGCCAAACTTGCAACGGCAGCCAACCTGTCCATGGCGGATTCCGCCAACATCGTCACCAATGCGATGGCTGGGTTCGGCATCACATCAGACAAGATAATGGAGGAGTTCGAGGCTGATACCGGCAAGGTTATGTCCAGGACCAGGGCAACAGAAATCCTCGCCCAGAAAACCAAGGATGCCGCTAACGTCCTTGTCGGTGCGTTTACATCATCGAACGTCAGCCTAACGGACTTGAACGAGTCTCTGAAGATCGCTGGCCCGGTTGCCAAGCAGCTCAATATCCCAATCGAAGACCTCGCTGCGACCATTGGCCTTCTGGGTAACGTGGGTGTGCGCGGCACGGCCGCTGGCACTGGCCTTAAGCGAGCCATGGTCGCGATGGTTAAGCCATCGAAGCAGGCCGCTGTCGCTATGGGCAAGCTTGGGATATCTTCCGACATGGTTTCCGGGAAGGATGGCTTTCTAAAGGTTGTTGCGGCCCTTGAGGCGCAAAGAGACAAAATGAAGGAGACAGGCCGGGAGGCACTGTTCCTTAGCCGCGTGTTCAAGGTGTTCGCGGAAAGGGCTGGCCCGCAAATGGCAGCCCTCGTGGCCCAAGGCACGCAGTCTCTTGTCAGTCTGTCCTCCGGCATAGAGAAAGCCAAGCAAGAAGACCTTGCAAGCATTATCGAAGAGAGGCAGCTCAACACTTTGAGCGGCGCACTCAACAAGCTCGTGAGCAACATCAGGACGTTCGCGAAGGAACTTGGGGACACGTTGCTCCCTGGGATAAAGGAGCTTGTTAAAGACTTTGAGGACGCTGCCGTAGGAGCCAGGAACCTCGACGACAGGATTAAAGACTTCATGGTGACTGCTGCCAAGGTTGGAGCATTCGGCGGAGGCATGGGGTTTGTCGCAGTTAAGATCCTTGACGTTGCGGCGTCGTTAACCATCGCTAGCCTTGGGTTCCAGCAGTTAGCCCACGTGACCAAGATGACTAAAATGGCCATGGTCGCCGTTGCCGCGAAGGGTGTCCTCGCTGGAGGCATTCTTGTCGGAGCGTTCGCTGGTACTCTCGCGATAATGGAAGATGTTTCAGGAAAAACCTACGACATCGCAGGTGCCTTTGAGAACGCTTTCGCTGAGTCGACCGAGAGCATTAAGAACATGTTCATCAACCTGTTCCAGTTTATAGCGAGCATGATAACATGGGTGCTCGCCCCGCTTAAGCTCTTTGGCCTGGACCTTGAGAAGAGGCTTAACGACTTCCTCCTGGACACAAAAGACCTCGTCATCGATGTAACAATAGATGACGCCAAGCTTAATGCTGTGATGAAGGAAGGGGTCCTTGGAGAGCTGCCCAAGGACAAAGAGGAGGCCAAGAGAAAAGCCCAGGATATAGTCACGGGGGGCATGGTCCAGAACGCCAAAAAAGCTCTTGAGCTATCGATTGCAATCGACAAGGAAGACGTCGCTGGAATAGCTAAGCTACAGAAAAAGATAGCGGGCTTGGCTAAAAAAGTGGCGAAGGCGGAGCATAAGGGGCAAAAGAGTCGCAAAAAGCAATTGGACGCTGAGCTTGATTCTACAAGAAAGCAACTTAAGGCAGCCTTAGCGCTGAGAAAGGTTCGTCAAGCTGAAGCAAAGCAAAGGATGAGCGCAGAGGCGCTCAGCGCAGAGGCCCTAAGCAGGGCGAAGAAATCACTCTTCGACAAAGAGGGAAGGGCGAAGGGGGAAGTCAGGACAAAATTGTCCGCTGGCGGCGCGGTTGTAACTACTACATCTGGAGCCGAACTCTTCGCCAACCTAGAAAAGGCGATCCCGGCTCAAGCCGAAGCTCTGTCGCGCCAGATAACACTGCAGGCTGAACTTGCAAGGAAGGGAGACGAAAAAGCCAAGCCGAAGGTGGAGGTCCCAGACTTCGTCGCCGCCGCAGAAGATGCCACAGCAAAGCTCAAGTCGCTGGCCAAGGAGCTAGAGAACCTCACCAATAAAATAGCTGACTCAATCCGGGCCTACGATAAATCATTCCTTGCCTTCGAAAACAGCGCAAAGTCCCTTGACCTGAAACTCAGGATGGAGGGGTCAGAGTTTAAAGCGGTCAACCAGGAGATGCTCAAGCTCATGGGTGACATTGAGGGCATTGCTTCAGGTAAGGATAACCTGAAGGCGATGGCCAAGCAAATCCGAGCGCTCCAGCTTAACGAGATAGAACTCAAGAGAAACACCCTTGCACTTCAGAAAGACAAGCTGACGCCCGAAAAGGAAGAAGAACTCAACAAGGAGAGAAGCCGGGTAGATGATAACTATACGACGAGGATGGACGAGGTCGATGAGGAAGCCAAGAAACTCGCCGGAACCTTCGTAGACTTAAGGATTGAGGGTCTTGCCGAGAAGCTCTCAAAGGTGGAAGCGAGCAAAAGGTCCGAGGCGCTTGCAGAGGCATTCGAGTTCCTTCAGGAGACATTGAAAGAGACGGACATTGAGCTTAAAAAGAGCAAGCTAGTAGAGGCCATAGCCGATACGGCCAAGAAGGCGGACGAGGCTGCGCTTGAATGGGATAAAGTCAAGGTAATAGACCCGCAGGTTGAGATAAAAGGAGTTCTTCAAGGGCATGGAGCAACCCGTTAAGGAGGGGCTGGCGAGTGGACTGAAGACTGCTCTCTCCAAGGCAAGTGGCGAGATAGGTGGAGCCGTTTCCGGGCTGCTTGGCAGCGTGGGCACCATGATCGGGACAGCGTTATCCCCTTGGCTTAAGGGCCTGCAGCCAATGATACAAAACTTCCTTGGGAATGTTGGCGCTGCGTTGACTTCGGGCTTAGGGCCATTGGCCTTCTGGGGGGGGGTCCTCGGCACTGCCCTCGGCTTCATCATCACGGAATACGCCCCCATTATTGGTGCGGCGATTGGCACGCTGGTTGGGGCGGTCGTCGAGATGGTGCCGATCCTAGGCGAGGCGATAAACAAAGCCGCCAAAGCCATTGTTGACGGTGCGAAGAAGACTGCCAGAGCTATATTTGACAGCACTGCCGGTGCGTTCAAGAAAATGGCCGACTCCCTGGCCGACCAAATGGACAAGGTGGTTGAAGACCAAAGGCTTTCCGACGCGGTAAGGATGGGTGGGCAGTTTAGCCTTCCGGCAGGGGCGATACTCGGCGTAGTGGCAGCTATTTCTGCAGGTCTTGCGGGCCTCGGTATGATCCTTCTATGGCCGCTAGTAGATGCCATCAACTTGCTGATGCTGACCATGGGCTTTTTAGTCAGCTCGGCCGCAGCCAATGTGGTAAGCGCCATTGGAATGGTTGCAAGCGCCGCTTTCACTATTGTATTCTTTCCCATTATCGTAGCGATTGGGTTCATGGTGGTATCCATTGCTAATGCGATATATCAGTTGGCGACAGTTATCGCCACACCAATCGCCGCCATAGTCACTGTCATCGCCGCTGTCATCGGAGGCATCGCCACTTTCATCGGAGGCCTTGCAACTGTAATACTTGCTCCGGTCCTGCTTCTTTTCGCTGCCATTGCCATGGTCATCTTTGGTGTCGCAGGAGTGGTTCTAGCCGGTCTCGGTGTCCTTACTGCTGCGCTCGGTGGATTCTTTGCGGCTCTCTTGTTCAAAGACCCCAAGTTTGCTGATGATGATTATGTGTCTCAGCGCGGAAGGGCGCAAGATGCGCTTTCCGTGTCTATTGATAAGATCGTCATGGCTCTTGACCCGCTGTGGGAGGCTGCGATGCCTCTGGTCGGGTTGTTTGACTACTTGGTAGATGTTCTTCTCCCCTTGGCGGACTCATTTGCGGGCGGCTCTAGCATGTCAACCGTTCTCTTCGAGGGCTTCAAAATGCTGGCAGTCGGAATCGGGATGCTGCTTCTTGGAATTGGGTATTTCGTGACGGGGCTTTTGGATATCCTCGTCGGAACGCTGGGCAATCCGCTCCACCAGTTCATGGGCAACCTCATGCAAGCCATAGCGCAGGGCGTGCTCGATACCATTGCTATGATGATGCGCGGGCTTGCGGACATGTTCACCAAAATAGACGACCTAATACCGGGGTCAGCTATTTTTTCGGACGTAACGACTGGACTAAACAACGCAGCAGATGACGCCGAAGCTGCAGCCGACGGCCTTGTTCCAGACTTCGATGAGTTAAACCAATCTATCATAGACGGGCTCGAAGGGATGAAGCCAGACCTTGACGGTATGCACGCAGCCTTCCAGGAGCTTCTTGCCCTATCTGAAGAAGACGCCAGGGCAAGAGGCAATGCTCTTGCTGACCAGGCAGAGACGGACAAAAACGCGAAAGAGTTCGGTGAAAGCCTCTCCAATGTTCCCTCCGGGTTCAAGGTCGCTCTCCACAGGTTTAAGGCAATGGATGCAGCGGGCGGAGTGTCGATGGGTGGGAGGGGCAACATCCTCGACCTGTCCAACAATGAATACTTTGGCCGCATGTCCAACGCGTTTTCTGCGGCCATGTCCGGTGCTGGCATTTTCGGAGCTACGCCAACTGATGACGTGCTAGATAAGCTAGCAGAAGCAACGGACCCTCAAAGGTGGAGTTCCGTGCTGGACGGGGTTGCCGCTACGTTCGGAGAGGCCGCAAGGGAGGTGGCCGACCTGGCCAAGCGCATGCTGGACCCCGATGCGATGCCTGGAGGAAGTGGACCGCTGGGCACAGCGTTCATGGGCAAGAGCCGGGCCACTGAATCTCTAATGGGCGGCAACAGCATGGTCATCAACATCAATGAAATGAGCATTGCTGATGCTACAAACCCAGAGCAGCTTGCGAACATGATTGCAGAAAAATCTAGCCGTGACAGAATGGCCCAAGCTGGTACACCGTTCCCAAGTCATCAGTCAGGCTCTGGCTGGTGGGGCGGAAACGAAGGCGGGAGGGGGTGATTCTCGATGCAGTTCCTGATACTTAATGGCATAAACATCCCCATCGTGATGAATCAGTGCAGCCGGGGTGAGGATAAGATACAAGGCGTCAGTCGTTCTTTCGGCGGACAGCTTCGCAACGCCGGGCGTGGATACCGGCGCACATGGGAAGCGACCGCACTTTTCCAAGACTTCGATGTGGCGGATGGGTTCATTAATCTGATCAATGGCGAAGGCCATTATTGGTCCTTTAGGGACGGCCCGACTTCAGACACTGGGTTGTCCCCGGTTCCTGGGTACATGGGGCGCAGCCTTGACCTTTCCCTGGGCACGGAATTTTTGAGCTTCTCGGGTGTGGGTGGTGATTACTGGTCAGACGGATGCCTCGACGTGATAATGGGAACAGGGGCCGGATCCTATTTGGATATGTTCGCATGGGACTGCCAGCTTGAAGACGATAAGTGGACCGCAATGATGTTGGTCGATGACGGGGCTGGATACAGCCCGGTCTTTTTCAGGTCAGATGGGGTGGTATATGTCGCGGGAGTTAGGGAAGATTATGACAATACAAGCGTCAATACTGTTAAGTACATTACCGTTGGCAGTGTTGGCTATTCTGGTCGGGTCCGTGAAGGGGTTTTTTACTTAAGCCTTGAGGCAAACGCCGCAGCCACTGCAAAAATATCGGACATGTTCATTGTCCCATATGTGATGCCAGATTATTTCATTGAGCAAATAAGCATTGTGGGCGGATACGACACGAGCGATAACCCAAGTGTTCCCGTGAGCGGAGAAGTGACTTCAATTGCGTATATGCAAAAACCAGGGTCGAACAATGCGAAAACCGTATCGTTCAAGCTTGCGGAATACCTTCCGGGCTACAAGTATGACCCGGATGCGCCCAGTCCAGTCTCACCGTTCAACCTCCCCATCCTCCGCCTTGGTGGCTCTGTGCTATCCGAGGGTGAAGGCGAGCTTACCCGATACCCGGAGGCTCTCCCGTGACATTTTTCAACATTAACGGCTGGAACGTGCCCATTGTGAACGGCGGGATGTCTGAAGCATCTACTCCATATGGAAACTCTGGCAAGTCTTTCACCAACAAGCAGCTCATACGCAGGCGGATGGTCCCACGGTCGTGGACAGGCAGCATGCTCTTTCAGAGCCCCTCCGTGGCCGATACGGTTGAAGGCTTGTTGATGGGACGCGGGCACCACTTTTCGTTCGACAAGGGCTTCTGGAGCGACTCTGGGGTAGCCCCTGCCACCCTTTCGGACCTGAATGTGTTCCAAGGAGGCGGAGAGCAGAGGTTTGGAACTGGTTACGCCAGGTTCGACGGCACTGCCTTGGTAAGCGTATCGTTCAATGTTGATTTCCCCACCAATAAATGGACCGTTATCGTATGGGGAGACGATGCCGGAGGCGGGGACTGGCATCAATACGCCGAAAAGGCCAACGGTGACACTTATATTGATGGCGAGCTTCAGGACCCGGCCTTAACTTCATTCGTGTCTGTCTCTGACGGCGTGCTGACCATAAATCAGGCAAATTTCCCTACGGGGGCGGCGGTTTTGGGGAAAAAGTTAGACGACCTCGTACTGCTTCCCTTTAACGTGGACGATTCATTTATCGCTGACCTATACGCATGGCAGAACGGTAACGATATTGCTATGCAGTGCCCATTCAACTATCCGGGTGACTTTGTGGACCGGGTGGGCGGCAGGGAGCCAAGCGCTGCGATTCCTGCGAGCGTTGCATCTGGAGACGGGATTCGTAAGTCGGGCGAAGGAAGCCTTTTGTTTACCGCTGCGGCTGACGAGCTTGTGTACACCGCCACAGGCCCCTTGCAACTCGATAACGCAGAAAGCCAAACGATCTGCTTTTGGGTTAGGCCAACCAGTACATCCGTGGGCGTTGGAACATTCTGGGTCGCCTATCAAGGAACAGGGGCCGCAAGCAGTTGGCTTATGCGCTTTGAGGCTGGAATAATGAAGGCACTCAGGAGGCTTGGCACCGATATTACGCTTGTGGATAACCAGGCCGCAACGGCAGACGAATGGGTTCACTATTCAATGGTGTATACAACGGACGGGGCTTCAACCTCCTCCCTGTCTCTTTACAGAAACGGAGGACTGGTGTCCTCTGGAACAACTGCCTACGCTGCGGGTACAAGCGGCATTCAGGTAAAAATTGGCAACGCGGGTAACTCCGTCACTGGAAGCATTGATGACTTCCGTTACTATAAGTCTGCCCTTACCGCCACGCAGATTGCCGATATCTACAACCAAGGCTCATACGGCTACGACTACATTCCGCCACAAGACCGAGCCTTCTCAAAGCTCCCGCGCCTGCTGGTGTCCGGTGACTGCATCGGCAGCCAACACCCTAAAGAAGTGATAGGGAGTGTTTCCTCAGAGGCCTACGTTCAGCACGGCGGGCCGTTCTCGCCCAATGACCGATCTATTGAGATTTCGCTAGAGGAAGTGTCTCCTCTTCGCGAAGAGGGAATACCCTCTCCAGACGGCAACTTTATACTTTCGCCTGAGTTTATCATCGACAATAATGCCGCTCAAATACAGCGCGAAAGTTGTTCCGGTGGATACCAATATCAGGACATGGCGTCTGCTCCCACTTTAGATTATGACTCGGATGATTCGTTTGGGTTCTGTTTGGATTTTGACGGGGTGGGTGACGGCATTGAACTCCCAGTTGATACTTCTGGTGGGTCCAATATATCTTCAGACCTTGGCGGGAGACATGCGGTGACGGTTGGAGCCTGGATTAACCCTGCAGCCATTGGTTCTTCAATGTCTGTTTTGAGTATCCCCAACACGACCATGGGAGGGTTCTCTAAGGTCTTCTTTGACGTGACAGGAGGCGGCCACCTTCGATTTGGCGGACGAGATGTAAGCAGCGCGACCCTTTTGGACCTTACGACTACTGCCTCTGCGCTTTTTGCCTCGAACTGGTATTTCATTCTAGGGGTCATGGACCTCCGTGCAGAGTTCATAACCATATATGGAAACCTTGGCGCGACCCCAACCCCCTATATCATGCAGCTTGGTACGAAAACCACTTCGACAATTCCCCCGCTGCCATCGCCCTCACAAAACTACTTCTCCTCCGAGAACGGAGGGGGGGCCCGTTTCAGTCGGATTGGAATAAACGGAGCCGGAAACCAGCCGTTTGAAGGCAAGATAAAAAGCGTAATGATCTGGAAAAGAGCCCTGGATAAAGACGAGATTGTTACAACTTTTCGCAAGGGGTATGAGAGAAGAATTTTTAGATAGGAGACGACATGTCAGGAATAAGAAAGCCAATCAAACGGCTCATCATTGAAGTTGACGGAGACCTAGATTTTCCATCGCCCAGCAGCGGGTTCATAGGACAGATTGTGTCCGTGTCCCTTGAAGATCCCAGCGTATCGGGGTTTAAAGCTTCCATGACAAGGGGCTCATCATCCGAGGTGACAGTGAACATAAAATGCAAAACCGCAACGATTGAAATCGCTGAAGGACAAGGAGACATTTAGTGAGAATGCCACCCACTAGACGCGGAGCGCATCCAAAGCAGAGATCTTCATCTCTGCGGGCGTGGTTTTTCGATGAGACCACAGGCGAATACTCTCCGTGCGTGTGGGGGTCATCCGGGCCAACGCAAGAAACCCACGCCGCATCTGGTAACGCCATTGCTCCCTACATAACGGATTCTCCCGTCGGGATGGGTAAAAGGTTTATATCTGGTGACCTGACGGCAATGTCTGCTGGCTCATCGGCTGATAGCGGGTCTATTTCCGTGTTCCACACCCAGAATGCCACCGTTGCCACCTGGATGAAATGCACATCTCTTCCAGCAGGAAGGGGGTGCGTGTGCTCACTGGTTTCCGATTCCTCCACCGACACCGGACCCACCTATGATGATAATTTTCTGTTCACGATTAGCGTAAAATCCAATCAAATCTTTGAGGTGGTGACAGAATTTGCGGGAGGGTCGAACTCCATTGCTCGGTCAAACTATGTTTTTCCGATGAAGGAATGGGTTTACGTCTGCATCGTAAAAAGGCCAGACGGCGGGTCCGATGTTTTCTATGACCTTTATGTGAATGGCAGATTTATAGAGACGATGACAAGGTCCAGCGGCACGGGGCAAAACGCCACACTTGGCGCGGACGCATACTGGCAGGTTGGCGGAGAGTATAACGGCACAGCAACTCCTGGCAACCTGTTCACCGGAAGCATCGGCGGCCTATACGTTTGGGACGAATCTCTTGGCGCAGCGGAAATAGAGGAAGACTACCAGCGTGGGCTTCTGCTCCCATTCCACACGAGTCAAAACATTCGCGTTACGGTTGAAAAGCCCGACTTTATGAGCAGCAGCTTTTTCTACGACGCCACGCAGCTTGATGGGCTGGACTTTGTGTCAAGTTTAAACACCTCAAACAGCCCGGACAATGCCTGCGTTGCGGGGACGGTGAAGCTTTTAAGGGAGCAGGAAAACCTGTCCCTGGCATATCTGAAAAACGATACGCGCCTCAACCTTCTTGATCCCACCGACACCCTTGGGACGGTGGAGAGGTTCCTCGAAATAAACCGTGGCCTTAAAATATATACGGGGACGACTCCGCTCGGGATAAAAGCCAGCGGTCGCGACTACTGGCAGTTCCTAGACGGCACCATCGACGGCATCGACTGGGGGTCAGAGGAGACCTCCGTTATGTTTCGGGATAAGGGCGGGGTGCTTATCGATACGTTCATTGAAGCCGATGCGTTTTACGGTAACGAGCCTGACGCTGTCCCCCCCCTCAAATACGCCGCTGAGATAATGGGGGAGATACTGACGGCCAATGCCACGCCCGCCAAACCAAACTCGTATGATGACCCCGGTGCGCCCGTGTCTCTTGTCGCTGCTCCCTATGAGTGGGCAGTAAACAAGTACAATCAAAAGCGAGAGCCCGTCATGGTGGCACTTCGCACCATTGCAGGGCAATTCGGACACGATGTAAAATACCGATGGGACGAGGAGACAGAGTCGTTCAAGCTTGTTCTTTTCGAGCCGGAACGTGACTCTATTACAATATCATCCCTCTTTGGGGCCCAGGACATCAAGTCAGTCTCCAAGGCAGAGATAGCCGGGCAGCGCATCCGAAATGTGGTGCGCGTCTCCTACGACTCCGCAGAGGCCAATACAACAGATCAAAAAACCGATCCGTCCACGGGTATCGACCAGATAACATTCTCGACGCCCCCCGTGACTCTAAACCCTGCGCCCGACGGCCACAATGTTAACGGAACAACGACACCGGGACCAGGGGAAGGGGAAGCGGAAGAGACCCCGGGCTTCGTAGAGCTTGAGCATACCGTGTCGATGTCGTCCTACGGTCGCAGGTTCATGGAGGTGCAGGAGTCCTCAACAAGCCAAATAAACACCGGCAAGGAAGCGGCGAAGATGGCTTTGTCTATGCTTTTAGACCTCGCGGAGCCTGAGTTCGACCACTCCGTCACCGTCCCGTTGATGCCGACGCTCGACATTTACGACATCATCGGCTTCCAGCCAAACAGCTACCTCTACACTGAGTCACAGTACCTGGCCGTTGCCAGCGTTGACCACAGCTTCCAAGAGGATGCGACTACAACCATCTCCCTTCGAGGAAAGCCCAACCTTGGGTTTAAGAGATGGCTTGCGATGGAATCTAGGGGCGCTCCCAATCCGGCGAACAGCCCAGAGGATGCATCCGGCAGCCTCACGAAAATGCAGAAGCTTCAGCCGCTTCAATCTAATGCGTTTACGACCTGGGCAGACGGGAGATTGAATCCGCCGACTTCGTGGCGCGTGCTTGACGGGACTGGGAGCTGGGACAATGTCACGGTTATGAACTCTGGTGTCTCTCTCACTGGTGCGCTTTCGGTCGCGTTGCTTCCATCCGCTCCGTTCATAGAAAGCGACCTTATACCGATAGCGGGAGGGATAAACACTTCCTACGGAGTAGAGATAACCTTTCAGCGGAATGCAAGCTGCGTGGGCACGACCGACCTCCCCTTCTGCCGGATTATGTTTTACAAGGCAGACGGGTCCGCTGCAACCCTGACATCAACGGGGACCATCGATGTAGCAAGCGGGTCGGGGGTGCTCGGAGAGTGGATAACCTATAAGAGTGCAGGGTATTTCACCAGCAATGGTGTGGTAGACGATGCGAGATATGCGCGCCTTCATTTTTGGCGCATTGGGGCTACCGCGAACAGCGAAATTTACATCGACAATTTCTCCATTTATCCGGCGGAGCCTGCGATAAAGGCGCTCTTTGACTTTTCAACTCCGCCCAATCCACCAGCGACATGGCTCAACAAAGTGGACCCTGTCGCAGATCCTTCAGATGTTACTACTTGTGCCAATATACTGTATCAAGACACGGACCCTCCAGGGTCCGACCCCGAAAATGACGTATCCTACAACACAACGGACGGTGCTCACTTTACAGCCCCATCGACCGGGAATTATCGCGTTTCATGTCGGTGCTATGTGTCGCTAACCAATAATTCGGGCGAAACAATCATCGCCACCACGGGCGCACCCACCCCTGATAGCAATGCTCCGGTGCAGGTTAGCATGGACATCAGAAGCAACGCCGAATACGATACCGCGACCGGATTTATCGACTCCGCCACCACTGTGTCTGGGACAGTGAAGGCTACCTCCCCCTTCCTTCGCCTGGAGTTTGATGCAGTGCCAGACGCCACCACGATTTCCTTTGATGAGCCCGTCGCAATGGATGCTACGGTATTTCTTTTTGCTGGCGACAAGGTGTCCATAGTTCTCCGACCCGACAATTCGACTATAATAGACGACGTAGGGGGCACATTGCTTGTGGGTGAGGCGTTTATCAACATGCTATCTGAAAGCCCGTCTATTACCGGCAACTTATCTTACTTAACCATTCAAAGGCTGGAAGACAGTTGACAAAATTATGAGATTTCACCTTTCGATTTGATAGATTATTTTTGGAGGATTAAATGCCCACAGCAGGACTACTACAAAGAACAGGGAACACCCTGTGGGTGGATGAGGTAAACGGGGACGACTCCACCGCTGCTTCCGGCGACCCGCTCCAGCAGTACGCCACGATAACCGCAGCGATTGCCGATGCCGTATCTGGTGACGTTATCGAGGTGCGTCCGGGTAGCTATGACGAGTCATCCCTGGTTATACCCGATGATGTTTCGCTCGTCGGTGTTGACCGATTGCGCTGCATTATTGCACACACCACCCTGGATAATACAACTGTTGTCACGATGGGGGCAAACAGCTCGGTTGAAAGCCTGACCATCGAGGCTGGGACCGCAGGCGGAAGAGCCCTTATATCGTTTCCGGGCGGCACTTCAGCCACGTCTCTTGCACGAAACTGCGTACTGAACGGTACTGCAGGAAACGTAAGCGGCATCAGCATTGCGGGGGCTGGCACATCGTTGCAAAACTGGGTAACGGTTGACCACGTCGACATCAAGGGCACTGGCGTTTCAAACGGAATTCTGGCGAACGGCTCTGGGTTCTTTGTTGCCCGCGACTGCATCTGCTACGGACTTGTTGGGTTCTCGGCGGCATCGGGAACAATGGAGCTTCAGGACTGCAAAATTACCGGCTTGATCGGACTGAACATTGCCGCTGGCGCAAGTGTTTATGTAAACCAATCGACTCGATGGAACAATCTCACAAACCTGGGAACCCTGGGTTCTGCCGGTTTGTACCTGGAGCCAACCGCGCCGCCACTTCATGCCCTGACGCACGAGCTTGGCGGCAGCGACCCAATAGATGTGACCGGCCTATCGGGAGTCCTGGCAGATCCTCAAGTGCCAGATCTTCACGCCCCGTCTCACCAAACAGGCGGGGCAGACGAAATAGATGTGACTGGCTTAATGGGAATCTTGGCAGATCCCCAACTTCCCGATTTGCACGGGTTCAGCCATGAATCCGGCGGCGCAGACGAGATCGACGTAACCGGACTCATGGGCGTCCTGGCAGATCCACAGGTTCCAGACGTTCACGCCCTTACGCATCTCTCCACTGGGGCCGATCCCATTGACACGTTTATTGGAGCAACTGCAGTCACCGATGGACTTGATGGACTCGTAATCCCACCCCTGGCAGGAGAAGAAGGCTTCTTTTTAAGGGGCGATGGCTCATGGTCGCCTGGGTCCGGTGGAGGAATCACTGGCCCTGGCGTTACCATTGACAGGGGAGTTGTCGTTTGGGATGGAACTGGCGGAGCCGCAGTGGACGATGCTGGCGTCAGAAATTATGGCGCAGACGTCGCCGATCCTGCGCTGCCTGTCCCCTCGGATGGAGACACCTATTACAACAGCCTAAACAGTATGCAAATGATTTACGACGGCACTCGCAGCAAGTGGCTTTCTACCGAAACTGCAGATCTTTGGTTTGGTCGAAACAATAACACGGGTGCCGGGGCCTATTATCGTGGCCCTGGCAATAAACAGTATTCGTCTACGATTGGCCGAAACGCTGAGTTCAACGGGACGATTGTTTCGATAACCTATACGAGATCAGATACCGACGCTGCAACCTTTGAGGTGACCGCAGGTGGCGTGGCGATAGCCACTCTCGCGTCGGCTGCCGTATCGGGTCAGGATTTGACGATTGACGCCGACTTTTCCCAGGGTGATATCCTTGGCGGTAGAAACCAGTCGGGCGGAAATACCACATCTAACGTCCATGCATGGGCAAGAATCCGGTGGCGAACATGACAACTATTATCGCTAAAAATCAGACTGTAGGCGCGCTGGCTTTAAACCAGCTTCCTGTGCCGGACAACGAAATCCCGGCAGGAGTTGGTGCAACAGTCACACTAACCGACTATGCCACCGTTTCAGAAATCCAAGATGACGTAGACCTTATCGCTCACATCACGGCTGGAGACTGCATCCTTAACGATGGTGCTTCAGATCTTACGCAGGCACAAAGCCTAGCTGTAACCAGCACCGTGACGGCAACCCTTGAAGGCACTGCAGTCATGGAGAGCCTGGTGGACGCGAAGGGCGACCTCGTTGCGGGAACCGCAGATGACGAGGTGGAACGCCTTCCCGTTGGGGCTGATAGTCAGGTCTTGACGGCGGACAGCGTTCAGACTTCAGGTCTCTCCTGGGTTGATCTGCCAGAAGCCGCGTTCGCAAATTACTATCACTCTGTCTCTTACGCCGGGATAACCACCTCGGCCAGCACGTTACCGTTCAACACTGCAAGAATAACCAACGCCGCATTTACTTTGGACGGCTCCTCGGAACTTACCGTCAACACGGACGGATCTTATCGGGTAGATTTCGGCTGCTCCTCAAGCGAGTCAAGCAACAACGACGCCACAATAGATATGTGGATCGAGCTGGATACGGGCGGCGGCTTTGGCGAAGTTGGGGGAACTCGATCAAGATGGTTTCATGACTCTAGTGACGAGGAAGGCGGCAATTCCGGCTTTGCCATTCTAGACCTGGATGCGGCGGATGTTATCCGTATTAGGGGTCAGGTTGTTGATGGTAGCGACACGATGAACACGCTGGCAGACAGCCTTCGCCTAAGCATCCAAACAGTTGGAGCGAACGGAGCAGCAGGAGCGACGGGGCCACAGGGTCCAACGGGCTCTGGCAGTAGCGTCATTGTTGAGGACGAAGGCTCTGTAGTCGCGGGCGGACCTCATACGAGTCTCGATTTTGTTGGCGATGCGGTCACCGTAACGGATGCCGGGAGCGGGGTGGCCAACATTGCAGTCTCTGGCTTTACCCCCAACGTATCTCAGTACCGACAGACCGGAAATCTAACCATCAATACAACAGCAACAACAGTGGTCTTGAACGCCAATGACTTTGAGGACTCAAACTATACCCGATCCGGCGAAAACGTAACGATTGACACTGCTGGTGTATATCGTATTTCCTATAATATTTATTTTGATACCAATACAAATGCTCGAAGAACCGTTGATGCCTGGGTGGAGAACAACACAGTCGAAATCATTCCGTCGAGATCTGCATCTTATTCACGGAACACGACTGATGACACTGCCAGCAGCGGCACTGCGTTTTTGGTCCAGCTTGCCGCATCTGATGTCGTTCGCCTGAGATGTCAGTCAACAGGGACAAGCGGCACGGCGATTGGCCAGGGCAACAGAATGTGGCTAACCCTTGAATTTGTGAGGTCCCCCTAATGGCAACTAAAATGCTTTTTCTTTGTTCGTGTGGCGAATCTTTCGATATCGATAACTATGCAGGGATGGACGAACACCTTGATGCGAATGTGGACCACACGGTCTCTGAGGAATATGTCCATTCATCGGTGAGTGCGTCAAACGGAGGCGGTAATGATTGAAGTAATTACGGGGGATATAGTTTTATTGGAGCTGGTCCTCGTTAATGGAGACACTAGCCGTTTTCCGCAAGCTGAAATATACGATGACGCAGGGGCTGCTATCGGTGCAAGCCCTGTCGATTTGTCCTCTGTTTCGGGTGGTCTTTACCAGGGCACTTTTGTGGCCCCAGCAGTCGGAAACTACAGCATCATTTATATTACTTATGGCGACGTCGCACACACCATTGTGGTCGCTGGTATCGAGCGTGTATCTGAACACATGCGTGTTACAAATCTTGTGCAGGAGGATATCTGGAACGAGATTCTTCCTGGGGCATATGGGGTCGGGACGGCAGGCTCATACCTAGACGACATGGTAAGCAGCCGTGCAGCACCCTTGGATATCCTCAGTGATTTGATCCCATTTCCTGGGGCCGACATCGACGCTAGCATCAGCTCTAGAAGCAGTCACACCGCAGCCGACGTAGATGCTATTCTGTCTGCTGTTCACGGTGCCGGCAACTGGGAGGGAGATACCATTACGCAGCAGGATGTGCGTGATGCTATGAAACTGGCACCCACGGCTGGGGCACCGGCAGCGGGCTCAGTCGATACGCATCTGGATACGATTGAAACCGACACTGCGGCAATGGAGCCCCTGGTTACGACAAATTTGGACGCCACGATATCCAGCAGAGGGACTGCAGATCCCGGTGACAACATGGGCCTTACGGCTGCGGGTGTTGACGCGGTTTGGGACGAACTCTTAGCGGGCCATCTTGGTGTCGGCAGTGTTGGCGAGGCCCTGAATGACGCATCTAGTGGAGCAGGCGTTGACTGGACAGTATCAGAGCGAAGTCAGATGCGGCAGGCATTGGGCATTACGGGTGCTACACTGGCCACCGCAGCCGGTGAGCTTCAGGATGTTCTTGCTGATACGGCAGCAATAGAGCCCCTGGTCACGGCGAATGTTGACGCGACCATTAGCTCTCGGTCCACATTGGTCCAGGCGGATATTTTATCCGATGCCACCCCGTTTCCCGGTGCGGATATTGACGCCAGCATTTCTTCAAGAAGCAGCCATACGGCTGCGGACGTAGATGCTTTGGTTACAGCCAGTCATGGCGCAGGATCTTACCAAACGGCTACAGGATTTGCGGTTGCCGGTGACAATATGGGGTTAACAGCAGCCGGTATCGACGGTATTTGGGATGAGGCCCTTGCCGGACATCTTGGCGCGGGTTCGACAGGAGAAGCCCTGGACAACGCGAGCGCTGGGGGATCTACCCCGGCAGCTATATCAACAGCAGTCTGGTCCGAGGCAATACCCGGAGCGTTTGCAGCCGGGCAGGCTGGGCAAGTTGTTGGCAATAACCTGGATGCAACCATTGCGTCGAGGGCAGCCCCGGCAGATAACATGGGTCTTACGGCAGCAGCCACTGCTGCAGTAGACGTAGAGCTTACCGCGACACATGGCGCAGGTGCATGGACCGGCGGAGCTGGTCTCACCCAGCAGAACGTTCGGGATGCTATGAAACTCGCCCCAACGGCAGGTGCCCCAGCGGCAGGGTCAGTAGACACGCATTTGGATGACATCGAAGCGGACACTAGCGCGATGCAGCCAACAATCGCCACCAACCTGGATGCTACGGTTTCCAGCAGGGCGACACCTGGGGATGCAATGAGCATTGACGCGGCTGGTGTGGATGCGATTTTCGACGAGTCCCTTGCTGGCCATCTTGGCGCAGGCACTGCGGGTCAAGCACTTGCTGCCGCATTCGGAAACGCAGGGGGTAACGTCAGAGATGACGCTCTCACCTACGATGCCAACAACAGACCGTTGACCCTCAGAAGACGCATCTTTCCAGATGCAGCTACAGCCAACGCCTCCACACCTGGGGGTGCTGGCGAGGGTGAACTCATCACAGTCACCATTTCGGCAACGCAGATTGATGCAGCGAAGTGGGAGACACTGCTAAGGACGATCTAATGGGTGTAAGCGGAATAGTCACAGGCGGAACGATTGTTGATCCATCGACGGTCACAGTGGAGACTTGCGTCCAAGAACAGATCTCTGGCATCATCGCCGCAGACCCGAACCTGGTCGGCACCATCATTGAGGACTGTGCAGCCCCAGCCTTCGATATCACATCGTTCTCAGCCCTGGTCGTCTCATCGCTAGAGGTGGGGGATTCTGCTATAACGCCACCCTTCACCGCTTCGTACAACAGGTCTCCCACAAGTGCAGTCCTGACAGACGACGACGGAACACCGGCAAAGGACGTGACGGCAACTCCGCTATCGTTCAGCTCTGACGGCACCTTCACCAAGACGGCGAACAACGCTACCGTGACCTTCACCCTAACGGCAAGCGATGCGGGCGGTCCCGACACAGCGCAGGCGGTGTTCACCTGGAGACCCTTGGTCTTCACGGGCATTACCGCTAACGCTGGACCATACACCGAAGCAGACGTTGAAGCGCTCATCACCCAGAACCTTGCGGCGACATCCGCATTCTCTGGCACGGTTGCTCCAGTCAACCAGTACATCGTCCATGCGTATCCGGCCAGCTATGGGGCATTGCTGCCCACCAACTTTGAAATAGGCTCCTTTGGCCCTGGCGACATGACCGAAGTGCAGGTGGCGCTTTCCGTTACGAACGCATTTGGAAACACCCAGGACTATCGCGTTGCACGTTCAGATAACCTTATTGACACAACCATCACCGGGCCGCTGGCCTTCACGGTTATCCCCTAGGAGAATGTTATGCCCACATTTGCAGGAGAACTGATTAATGCTGCCGTCGGCGTCGCATCCCTGAATGACACTGCATTGCGCGGAGGATATCGCGTCGTTGCTAACCTGGCGGAAAGAGATGCAATTGTCGGGACAGACTTCGATAAGACCGGCTGCCTGGTCCATGTTCAAGCGAACAAGACATCCTATGAGAGAACAGCAACTGGATGGGACGTGAAGGCGCAGGCTCCTCAGACGATGACATCCATCTATTACGGTACGGCAGGGGACGACGGGACTGGCGACGGCACAACCGGAAACCCGTTTGCAACCCCCGCAAAAGCAGCCTCTACTGTCGCAGACGGCAGCGATGGGATCTTTTTAATCCGCCCTTTGGACGATGGACCGTTTCCGGTCCCAGGGATAGTTAATATAACGCCAGCCCCTGGCGGGAACATCCAAATTGTTTTCATTGGAAACATCGAACAAACTCCAACAACGACAATCCCTCTTCCCGTGTCAGCCTCAAAAGTTGCAGGGAAGCAATCACAATGGGAGGTGACCACCTCCGGTTTCACCGACCCCGTCACAACGGGATCTCACTGGTCCATAGATGGAGTTTCCGGGGCCGTTGATGATGATCTGCAGTATGGCTTAACCGGATTATCGCTTCCGAGTGTAAGTCCGACGCTGAAATGCGTCACGCGGTTCGGAGGGTTCCTTGGGTTCGGAGCGTATGATTTGCCCGTCTACCCGTTGTCAACGGTGTTTGAAACCGACGGGGAGAATACAGTCATTGGATCAACGAACGAAGCAGTTAGAATAAAGTTTGTAGGCGTAAAGTTTGAAGATTCGCCAGGTCCAGCGACAAGTATAAAAAATTCAAAAGCCAATATGTATTCTGTTGACACCGTGGGGCTGCTTGGGAGTTTATCCGTGGTGGATTCGACCGCGTTTGTTCACGGAAATGTTGTCATCCCAGGATCGGCAGGTGGGAACGGGGGGCAGGTTGGGGGGATAGTTCGATTCATCAGCACGGGAGCAGGAGACTCCTATGTTTCTCGCGCAACGATTCAGCGAGATGTGACCGCTATATTTTCGCAGCATATTTCACTGAGCAAGGACAGCGTTCTCCAAATTGGAGACACTGACTTTGAGAACGACGGAACCTATTGCATCCGTGCCGACAGGGGCAGGCATCGTGTTCTTTTCCTTGGTGATTCATCGATTGACCCGGCTGCATCCATACTCACATTTCTATTGGCAGGTCGGGCGTCGGAAGTGAATATTGAGATTTTAGCAGGAACGACGTTGACGGGAGCGGTGACCCAATTTGGATTCGCCCTTACTGGACGGTCCTACCTGTCAGGGTCGGTGGCGGGGTCTTCGATTGTCGCCGGAGTTGCCGACGTGCGAGTTGGCGGTGCGGGAGACTTCGCCTATGCGTCGTTACCACAAAACGATTTTGCCGCCATCACGGGAGTTGGCGCAGTTGCGGAGACTTGATATGGAATTTGACGGAAGACTTTTTACGTTAATGAGACACCTTTCGCCCGTCCCCGCTGTTGGGCGTGAGAATTTCATTGCATGGCTGGATGGCATTATCGCTCTGAGTGAATCACCGTCAGGGGTCCCCGAGGAAGACTTCTACGACGCAAAAGAGCAGGCCAAGGCCATCAAGCACCGGCTCGAAGGAGTAACCCCATGACGGATTTAAGTATTGTTCGAGGCGACTCGCGCAATTATAACGTGACGATATACGAAAGCGACGGGTCAACGCCCATAGACATCACCGAGGCTGTACTGCGCTTTGCGGTAAAGGGAAGCATGTACGACGACAACAGCCGCGCCATAATCCTAAAGCAGTCTTATTACCCAGCGCAGCTTCAGGTCACCGTGCCAGCCAGTGGGGAGTCGATCATAAAGTTACTCGTAGGAGATACGCTTACGGTTACGCCGGGACAATATTATTGGGACCTTGATGTCAGCCGTAAGGGCGACCTCGCGACCTCGGCAGGGACGTTCGCCGTGACCGCAGGGAGCGGGGTTTTGACGGGCACCGGGGTGGATTTCACTGCCATCGGGCTTGGCCAGGTCATCGAACTCACCAGCGGGTTCCCGCAAAACAACCTGCTTGTGGTCATCACGGACTTCGACGCTGCCGCAGAGACAGTCACCGTTGGCTATACGGGCTTTGTGGATGAAGCTGGCATCACGCATTCGACTTACCAGGGGAACCGAAAAACACCAACCGGACTCAGCGGACTCTTTTCCGTTGGGGCCGATATCGTGGAGTAATCATGGAAAACCTTGCCGAATATGCCAGCGTCGTCGTTGAGCTTCTTGGAATAGTGATAGCCGTTGTTTTTGCTGTTGTCCCCGTTATTATCTGCCGAGTGCAAACCGGCAAGTTCGACCTCATGAAAACGCTGGAGGCTGCTGAGGACGTAGCACATGCGGTGGAGGACTTGGACGAAGGCATAAAAAAGATCGAAGAGCTTCGCGGGAAGAAGCTATCCAAGAAAATGAAGCGAAAGGCGAAAGCCCGGATGGCGCGAATCACGGAAGACTAAAACTAAAGAGGAGGGTGACATGGACTTGATTAGTTGGGGCGCAGGCCGCATTGGTGACGCAGACAAAGACGGAAACCTGGAGTTAGAAATTAAGGGCGTGAAGGTGCTGGGGATGTTTACAGCTCCAGACCTCAAGGTAGAACTCCCCACGGCGATGATCGCATCGGGCCTCGTGGCACTGGGCCAGACCGCTGCGGCGAAGGCACCATGGGCACACGCTCTCGGGAGAATCCTAAAATGAGCGTCATCGAACGGATTCCGGCGAGCATTAACCGCCCCGTTCGAAAGACGACAACAAGCATCATCCTGCACCGCATCAAGATTGGTAATGTGGTGGATGATGTGCATGCGTTTTTCACGGAAGACCCGGAAGGTGTCGCCACCGTCACCATAGGAAACCTTGAAGACCGTCTGGATGCAATCCGGGACTGGAGGAAGTATGGCGTGCCAGACAAATACCAGAAGCTCGCATACGTGCCCTACCACTATATCATCAGCCGCAAGGGAGATGTGTATCAGTATCTGCCTGAAGAAGCCAAAGGTGCCCACTGTGCCGGAAGCAATAGCTCTTCTGTTGGGGTTGCATGCTTTGGGGATTTTCGTCGTTCGAAGCCGACGTCTGCTCAAGTCTTGAAGGCGAAGTACCTTTGCCGGGACTTGTGGATGCGCCATCCCGATGTGCGCGGGGTATATGGTCACGACGACATCCTGGCGATGCGCAACAAGAAACCAAAACAATGCCCAGGACCAAACTTCCCTGTTGAGGAGGTCCAATCCTGGGCATCGACTGCCGTTAAGAACGTGACAAGTAACAACAGATTTTAGCGTGTGGTTCCTGGTGGGTTTTTTGCTCCGTAGTTTCACCTCCCTTCATTTTTTCTCTTTCGAGGTGTCGCCTTTCCAGCTCTTCCATGCCAAGGGCTGCAGCAACCCTTATTACATCAGTCCTGGTGGGGGTCACAAAGTGGCGGAATTCGGGATGGTCGCTACATGTAAGTCGGACGTGCTCTATCTCTCGGATCATAGATTTCTTCAGCCGGATTGGATAGTTGATGGCTGCGGTTTCCATCATGTGATGTGCGTGTGTTTGCAATTCTTCGACGTTAATATCCCGACCGTCGCTTTCTTCAACCATCATATGGATGGTCGCCATTATCTCTGCCTTTTTCTTGTCCCAAAAGTTATCCCAGTATTCAGGTGCATCTATGATTTTTTTAGGCATTGTCCTCCTCCTTCTCAGAATTCATCAAAGTGATCGATGTCGATCCCTTCCTTTTCGGCATAGTCTCGAATGCGGTCCATAAGGTCAGACACCCCTATGCCCAGGCAGACGCGCATTATGTGCATACTTTTCACTTTACTAAGAACGCCAAACTCGCTTTGGAAATAGGCCCAGTCGGGGTTCTCCTTGCAGAAGACTTCTATTTCGTCCATGCGCCTCTTGAGGTGGCCCGCAATGGATACGTGTATCTTCACCGGCTCCATATGGCCTTCGTCGGCTTTGTCTTTAGGCATTAGTCACCACCCTGTATCCTTGAACCCCGTAAACTTGCACATCACGCCCTCCTCTTCCAGCCAAAATTCATCGTCAATCCACCGCCCCATTTTCTCCACTGGGGGCAGTTTCTCCTCGAAGAGGGTTTGAAGGTTTTCTCTCATTTTATCCCTCGCTTCTTCCGTACTCTTTCGGTTATCGCTGATGCTCATGTCGTCCACGGACTCATAATTGCTACCAGTGGGCGTATCCAAGACGGAGACACAGAGTGCCGGATTGTTCTTGTAGAATTTTGCGAAAACATTGTGCGCCTTCCCGGTCTCCATGTCCATATCCTGCTCTAGCACCACCACATGTTTAAGTGGCAGACTGGTCACCAGGGCCGCTTCCTCCTCGTCTAAAGTAAACGAGCCGGACGCTTCCTTAATGCAAACTGCCTGTAAATACAGTATAAGCCTCACTGAATACGGGCCCTCCTCGCCCGCTGTGATAGTGAATATCTGTCGATTCATCTCGGCCTGATATTCCATCTCACTCATCTCGTCCGGGTTTTTGATGTTGATAGAATACTTTTTACCATTGGGGAACGTTATTTCCCCGCTCGTGTGTCGCTTGTTTTTGCTCATCTTAGACCCCTTCCCATTTTCTTGCATTCCATCCTCCTTTTTCGCCGTTTTTCCTCGGCTCTTGTTTGCCACGCAATGTGACGTAGTAACAAGCATGCGAACAAAACTTGTGGTCCTGTCCCCGCTGCCTTGTGAATTTCTTATTGCAGATTTTACAGTTTAATGTTTGTGCGCCACCGTGTTCATTCAGGTGACACGTCCGGCAAATCCACTCGACGTCAAGCGGTTTGTCGTAGTCGTGGTGGTGGCCATGGATCTCTCGTGAGACGTGTTTCTTGTTACACTTCTCGCACCGGTCTGGCTTGTCTATTTCCCCACGCTTCACCGCTCTGTCGAGCTTCCCGTGGGCTCTCTTCTTCTTATTGTGAAGCTCTCTTTCCTCGTCGGTCATTCTTGCCGCACGTTCTCTTCTCCTCGCGGTATCCATCTCGTACTTACACGGCTTGCACCACGAACTCAGACCGTCCGTCGACGCCTTCTTCTTGTGGAAGTCAGCATGTGGCTTGTCCGCTTTGCATTTTGAACATTCCTTTGTTTTCATGTCTTCTACCATTTCTCTATACTGACGAGTTCCAGCGTGCTCTTGGCCCTTGTTACCGCGACATACTCCATGTTTTTTTCCTGCATCATCTCCCAGTCCTGGGTCGCCCATTCGGACGGCATGAGGTTCCACCCCCACACGATGACGGTGTCTGCCTCAAGTCCCTTGGCCTTGTGGATGGTGGAAATCCTGAAGACGCCCTTTTCATACGGGTCACCTGCTTTATGCACCGGGATAAACTTGTCTATATATCCTGGTATCCTAGTTTTACCCTCAAATCCTC